TAGGTGTCGCTGCCGCGCACACACTTGGCAAGGTTGTCGATGAACAGGTGATTGATGCCCAGCTTGCGGGCGCAGTACCGGGCAACCTTAAGGATCGTCTCGGCCTTCGCGCTGCCTGTCTGCTTGTAGAGCCACAGCGTGTCAGCGCTCAGCGCCTGAAGGTCCGAATACAGGCCGTCGATGATCTCGACCTCTCGCGGGTCGACTGGCCACGATACGGACGTGTCCTGCCCGGAGAACTGCTTGCACATGCGCTCCATCGTCTCGGGCGGCTTCATTTCCAGACTGATGATGCAGACCTTCTGTCTGGCTGCCATCAGATCGAGCGCCACCATGCCGGTGAGTTGCGTCTTGCCGTGCCCGTTGACGCCGGCCCACAAAGTGAACTCGCCGGGCCTGAGCCTGAACGAGTCCTCGAACCCAGACCACGGCAGCGCATGGCCTTTGCGCGCCGTGTTGCTCTTGCCGATCAGCGGGCGCATGCCGGCGATGATCTCGGCCGCGCTGACGACCTCCTCGGCCCCGTCGCTGTCCGCACCGTAGTTGCTGAGATCCATCTTGTCGTCGATCAGGTTCACGTCGTGCCTTCGAAGAATTGAAGCCACCACTCCGACGAATGCGTGCAATGCATCATGTCGGGCGGGTTGAGTTGAACGACAAACGCCACCTGTTGGCGGTCAACGTCGCAGACCAGCACATACGGCGCGTTCCATTCCTTGCGCAGCTCGTGCAGGGCCTTGATGCAGTCCTCCGCATCGGTGTTGCTGCGGACCATGACGTAGGCCTCAAGCCCGGCCATGAATCCCCAGTCGTACCGAGTGCCTGGCCTCGGGTAGATGTGGACCGCATCGAACAGCCCGGGGTCGCCGACGAACGACACCACTACCGGGCAATCAGGAACCTTGCCGGCCTTGCGTAGATCGATCAGTGCCTGAGCGCCGCGCGGGATGTTCATAGGATGCCGTGCCCGTTCGATGCTTGTGACGATGAGTCCTTGGCGTACCAATCAGCTCGGAACCCGCCCCATCCCCGCGTGTTGCACTCTGCAATGGCCTGAGCCGGCGTGATTGCAGCGCGGTCAATCTCTGCCTTGATGCCGTCCCACGCCGAAAGGGTGAGCGACAACCGTTTGTCCTTGCGAACCTTGAGCCAGTCCTTGGCTTGCTGCTCGTCTATGCCTTCTGCCTTGAGGTCGTCGACTGACAGGGTCAGGCCCGGCTTTGCTGGGCCGGCGCTGCGCTTGCGCGGCGTCTTGTCTTCTTTCTTTGCTTCTGCTTCTGTAATGTTACAAAATATCTCTAACATTTTTGTCATTAGATAATACTCTGGTAGGTTGTCTTTTTCAACAAGGTTTAATTGTTCTAAATATCTTAAATAACTTTCTAGTGTTATGTCTGAAAGTGAAGTAGGTACTAATAATTTCATAAATAAGAATTTAATGTATAACGCAGGATAATTTGTTTTGCGAGTAAATGTATGTAAATAAAAAAAGAGTACCGCAAAGTACCCTTAAAATTATTTAAACCGCTGCTCTTTAAAGTAAGCTTTTAAGTATAAATCAAACCAATATTGTTTGCTTGCTCTAGGACACTTAAAATACTTATCGAATAAGAAGTCAGATAGGTTTTTCATCGTACTGCATACTTACCATAATTCGGTCTAGCTAACTTATCATACAAAGCATAACGAACCGCATCAATGGTATGGTTAAACATATCTACAGGAACATTTAAGACTACTCCGTTTTTATCTTCTGCCCATTTGTAGTTCTTAAACTCTTTAATCATATTCAAACTATCTCGTGTGATATGTATCTTGTATCTCTTCATCATATCAATTCCAATATTGATACTGCCTTGGCCTTTGGTTGCAGGTTTGATATTCCAACCCATACGATATAATTCTTCTATTGATTTTGGCTCTGCACTATCTGCAAATATTTCTTTACGCTCTACACCAAGCAACCGCAAATGACTATCTATATCTCGGTTAGTCAATCCTGTTTTGAATAATAATTCTTTTAAGAATAAGTCATCTCCCTGTTTCCAAACTTCTACAAGCGTCGTGGGATCGTTTGTGAACCCGAAGTCCATTCCATAAGATAGGAACGTTGCAGTCTCAGGTATCTCTGCACAATCGTTTACTCTGAAGATAATTGACTGACTGGCTCCTACTTCCCCCAGGCCATAAACTTTCCAGTAGTTAGGGTCGATGTCTTTTAATCGCTCTATCTCTGATATAATATCTTGTGATAGAAACGGATTGTTTTTGTAAGTAGTAACAAAAAAGTCTACATCGTCTCTTGGTTTAATCTTATCGTATATAAAGTGAAACTCGTCTGAGGGATTGTAGTCAATAATTATTCTACCTGTAGTTCTAAAGATAAGCTGTTGCCAATCTTCGAATGTAATTTCGTTTGCCTCATTGATATAAAGCAAATCTCTTTTACGCCCTCTAATCTTTGTCGGCTTGTCAAGTGATATAAACTCTATTGTGTTCCCTTTAAACTTAAACTCACTTGAAGACTTATTGTGAAGACTTTCATCGTAAAGGTCGTTTGACTTTAGTATCTCAAAAAAGTCTCGCATAGCCGTTGCCCGAAGTGCAGGGTAAGTCTTACGGCAAATGGTAATAACACTTCCTTTGTTCTTTGCACAATAATCAAATATTATCCACATAAGAATATTGTAAGTCTTACCAGAACGTGTACCGCCTTGCTCAATGATAATTCTCTTATCTGAGTTTGACAGGTGCTTCCAAACGATATTTGTCTTTACGTCTTTCATTCAATTACTTCTACTCGGAATGAATTATTATCTTCTCCATTATCCATTTCAACTCTCTCGATGTATCCTCTCTTTTTACCTTTGGTCTTTAAAAAAAATATCGTGGCCGATGTGTTACCCTCAGCAATTTGTTTGTGTAACTGGCTCTCTGCAAAATCTAAAGTCATATTGTCTATATCAGCACACTGCTTTTTATATTCTGCATCTTCAGTAAGCCAGCGGTAATGTGTCCAACGTGCTATGCCTACCATTTTACAAGCCGATGAAACTATACCTAGAGTTTTTTCTAAGGCCTCTACCATTCCCTTTTTTAATATGTCATTATTTGCCATAATATTATTTGTAAATTAAATTGTATTCGTCTGTTAAGTATTGAATTAAGCACAAAGCTTCAAATGAATTTATTACCTCGTGGTCTGCGTTAATATTGTTTACTCTTGTTTGAATTGATTTTAAATGTCTGTCTGATTGTTTGCTACTTCTCATCAGTCTACCTACTGCTCCGTCATCTGTTATCTTTATAATAATTGGTTTAGCTTTGTCTATAAACTTTCCATTGGTAAACCTATCTCCCTCTAGTATTATTATTTTACCCTTGGTGTGCTCTAGGAACGCATCAACGTCTGTCATAACACTCATTGATAATTTATCAGAACCTTGGTACATTGACCCGTCATACTTTCCTACTGCAATAATTCTATTGTCTGTATGATAATATATCTTGCCTATCTTTTTTCTGTGAGACAGAACATAATATTGAATTAGTTTTTCCATTACCCAGGTCTTACCTGTTCCGCACATTCCTATTAGTAGTATTATCATTGTCTGTTTTTTACGTAGTCGTTATAATTATTGTCAAAGCAATCCCAATCCTTGTTCATCATTATTACTTCTCCTGTGAGGCGGTAATGATTTTGTTTTGTCTTGTGTACTCCGAAGTCTGCTTTGTTATCTTCTAGTCTAAGTTCTTTCGGTAGGTATTTCTTTCTTGCTTCCCAGAACAAAGGTAATTTTCTTTTCCATTTACCCTCTGCGTATTTTATTCTCTCGTAGAACATATCATTGTAAACGTTTGGGTATCTTCTGTTTGGCCTATGCCAGGACTTGTAACAACATAAAGTAGTCTCTAGTGTAAAGTATGAAACGTCCTCGTGATTAAATCTTTCTTTGGCCTCTTGTAAAAGTAATGCACCCTCAGTACGTAACCAGTTTAATGTTTGCTCATCGTAAATAACTTCTGTCTTATACCAATCAAGATCATCACGCCCCAGGACTTTACATAAACCATTACGATGCGACTTACTTCCCCCAATATCATCTAAGAATAAACTATCACAATCTATATTTAGTCCTGCTATCTTAAGAAACTCTAAGTAACTAAAAGTAGCTAACCTGCCAAATGTATGAAATTCTTTTATAACTGTATTCCAAAGTGAGTTGAAGTTTGTAAACTTATGTTCTGGCTCTTCTCTCATTCTAAAGAATTGCTCTTGTGTTCTTCCATTTAGAACGTGTATGTAATTCTCTATGCAAGTTTCGAATACATTCTTTATGTATCTTCTGTCTGTATCCCAACCTAGCTTATCATAATTTGTTCTGTACCACTTACTGAATTTAACTAGGTCAATCTCTTTTAAGTTTGGTATCTGTTCCCAAATAAGAAACGTTGTAATTACATTTTGTGTACACCCGTTGATGTAAGCGAACCATAATTTTTGCTCTTGCGTCATTTGAAACTTCTCAAATATAAAAGGGAATACATAATAGACTGCACCTGCGTGTCCTTTGTTCTTTAAATGAAACTCGTAGAACCTTAAAAATACTTCTCGTCTGTATTTAGGTTCACGAAAATCCATACCATACTTTAATTCTTTTACCTCTTGCTCATTATTCAATTCACAATACCTACCTATCATTCCCATAGAATTTTTTATTATCTCTTAATTAATAACGAAATACCTATCACACAATAAAAGTGCTTTAAAACGTCTTATTTTACCTCTCAGCACTATGTAGGAATATACGTCGGTTCATTACCTACTACCCAAAAAAGTGTCTTGTCGTTCATATATTTTTCAAACTGCTCTGGCTTTGACTTCATATAATTAAATACTTTACCCTCGTACCTTGGATGTAATTCTATTCCGCTATATGAAAACGGCATCCAACATTCGTATGTGCAGAACCCAGAACCATTTAAATTGTGATGAATTACTTCTACGCCAGTTTCGTTTCTGTCTTTAAAAAATGTATAGTCAAATGTATCATTCAAATCTTTACCTACTACTCCGCTGATTATCTTTAATCTTCTAGGTATGTAATCTAAATGATAGCTTCCATTGTTTCCAATCCCCATTAACAGAACTCTTTTTAATGACTTAGGTTTGTTTAAGGCTATACCATAAAGAATTGAAGTAACTGAGTTACACGAACCGCAAGGTATAATTAAAGTTTCAATGTGGTCTGGTATGTTGTTTACTTGAAAGCTACCTACCTTATGAAAGGCCTCTACTCTTTCGGGACTATTTATTCTCTCGTCAACTGTTATGTTTGTCTCTAATACTTCGTGGTTAGGTAAAAGCTTTGCTAACTTAAACGACTTACTTTGCAAGGCCTTTGCATAACCAATATTAGTAACGTGAAATTGTGCTCCATTTTCTTCTGCTAACTGCATATTTTTATGTGACTGATAATTCTTTGAACCTGTAACTATCAAGCATCCAATACTATAGTGTCTGCATATTGAAGATATGAACGGGTGCTGAGGGGAACCTACTACACTTCCACTTACTACCCCTCTGATATTTTTAGTACGTACCCACTCGTGAACTAACCAGATACATTGTCTAAGCTTACTTCCGTTGATTGAGCCGAACCCCAGGGGTGCGAACTTATCTTCTCTTTTAAAGTATATGTCTCCTATTTTTTCAACTGGAGTAAGGTCATACAAATGTTCTTCCCATCTGCTCTTACTTCTGTCAAAGGATAATGCGTTAAACGTTTTCATTAAGGAATGCCTTTAGAGAATAAAATACTAATGTGTTTCTGTATCCTGTATCAGACAAAGGAACGATTGGAGTTACTGCGTGTACATTACGCCAGGCTGGATATACTAACATACTATTATCACAACTATCAACTGTTGCTGAGTAGTCAGGTATTGTTGTGCAACCGCCTTTACTATTTTGTCTCTTGCAGATAATTACATTTATACACCCTTTGATGTTTGCATTATCAATATGGAACCCAGCTGAAATATTATAATTAGAAATAGAACTCGTAAAGTACTTTCCAAATCTCCATTTGTCTTTTACTTGCTTCATACTTTCTACTTGACTTTCATATACCGAGGGTGCTAATTGCTTAACCAGGTTCATACTTTCTTCTGAGGCCAATAACATTGCTTTGATAAAAGTCTTTGCGGTATCGTGATAGTGTACCGAACTGACACTTGCGTAGTCTCTTCCCATATGTGGCTTAGGTGCTATGGAACCAAGTATAGTTGAGAACTGAGTAACGTCTTTTGCTTTGTCTCTTAAACCGCTACTGCGTTTCATATTCTGTTTAGGAACTGCTTCTGATAGTAATTCTTTATTTGCAATAGCAATTAGATCAGATAGTTTCTTGCTATATTTTTTTATATCTCTTATGTAAAATCCTACGACTTCTCCGTCTGCATAAAATAAACTATCCTCAGTTACGTTTGGCTCTATGTATTCACATACGTCACCAATCTTTCTATTATGCTCTACCTGTATTAAATCAATTCTTTTCATACGCTTGTTTTACTTCTTTAAGTTTATCTATTAGCAAAGCACCTATATATATTTTTCGTTCTTTAAAACGCTTCTCTAGGTCTTGTGCTTGTTGAAAGTCTCCGTGTATCTTTATGTGAACTGACTTCTTGATATTATCGTGAAGCGATTCAATCTGGTCCGATATATCATCGTAAAGCAAAGCGGAATAATCTATAATCTCATTACCGAGCCAGTCATTGACTAAAGAAGTATCGAAGCTATCTCCTAAAATTTGCTCGTCCCACTCTCCGTATGATATATTGTCTTTTACCATTAACTCTTTTTTCTCTTCAATTGTCAAGTTTCCGACTTGTTTTACATACACCTCAGTGTAGCCTAAATCTATACAGGCTCGGTAACGCATATTACCAGCGATGATATTAAAGTCCTCATCTATGATTAAAGGCCTAACCAATAACATATCTGGCATCTCTGTTAAAGACTTCTTTAAACTCTCGTACTTGAAAGTATCTATAACTCTAGGATTGTATTCTGAGTTCTTTAACTCTGTAATTTTTATTTTAAATGTTTCCATCTTCTGATATAAGTTTTTCGATTAATAATGCTCCTATGTCTGCACCTCGGTCTGTAAGGTACTTGATTAAATCATACGCTACAGGATAGTCAAGTATATTAAACTCTACGACTAGAACTGCTTTTTTAGAATATGGCTCTGCTTCTGTCTGCTCGGTAAAAGTTTCTTCGTCTACTTCAAAACCATAATCGGTATTGTCTTCTTCGATTGCTTCTTGTGGTTGCCATACATTTAAACCGAACCTTTTTAAAGCAACCTCATCAAATGAATTAGCAAGTATATCCCAATCCCAGTTTCCGTAGTTAGCGTTGTCTTTGATTATAAATTCTTTTTTCTCTTCTGGAGTAAGGCCTATCCACATTACAACGTTTGTAGTTTTAAACTTTAAATCTTTTAAAGCTTTCAATCTCATATTACCACCCAGAACTACG